ATCCAGGCATTGCTATGCATTGCATGACTAATTCCCTCTCGCGCTCAACCTGAAGGCGCATGTAGCGTATTTCTCCTTCGCGGTTGCTATTCATCGCAGCTCAACCAAAGACGCCTGTAAGCCCATCCTGCCACCTTTAGCGCAAGCTGCTTGCGACCCATCCCGCTAAACTCAACTAGCAGCCACTTACTCACGTTCTCCAGCATTGCGTAAAGCTCTGCCTCTGCCTCTGAGTGTTCCCGCGCATAAAAGTGTGCGTCTTTCATAAACCGCTTAAAGTTCTCCAGATTGTCTGGCTTTGTCATCCCTCACCAAATATTCTTAAACGCCCCGATTGCCGCGAGGCCCTGCATTGCTGCCTGAAACTTCTTGCCGTGCGTAAAGTCGCCTGTTAGATGATGGCAACATTCATGGAGCAACGTAAGCCGCGCAAATCGCGTGCCTGCTATGGCGGTGTCGATCTTGATGTACTTCTCTCCTGCGCGGTCCTGCACTGCTAACCCATGCGCCTCGTCGTCTGGGGCATAGAACACGTCCATATCTTCGGGAAGCGCACCTTGGAACCATCTGCGGTTGTATTGCAGATAGAGGCGACGAAGGTGGGCATGGCTTAGGCTCATCTGCCCTTCCCGTAAATATAGACACCTATCATCCACCCGCAGACCACGATCAGCGCCAGCACCAAGCAGACCGCAAAGATACTCATCACCTGACCCTCGTCACAATAGGAGGCTTAAAGTCATCCTGCTCATGAACGCGGAACTGCGCCCCAGACACCTCCCGTACTTCCTGCAGGTGCCCATAGAGCGTATCTTCCGTAGAGTTGCAGTGGGCTGGCCTTGAGTCGCCTACTGCCATTTGGGCGTAGGTCTTGAGTGTTTCGCGCATTACCGATCCCTCCATGCGCCCAGATTCTTAAATACGTTAAAGTCGTGCGCATCGTGGTGCATCTCGACACAGGGAAAATGCGGCTGCGTGAAGATTGAGAAGTAACGCCCCGCATAGAGCGAATCTAGGTTGAGCGTGCCCGCCACGCCAGAAACACGCTCCGTAGGGCCGTCGTAGTAATGTATGTAGGCTGGCTGATGGATGTCTCCCATCCACGCTATCTCGCGGTCAATGCCCTGAAAGCGCATGTAACGCATTCCAGCATGGCATGGGTTCTGATAGCTGTAGCCCCGGAACTTGTGACTTACGCCCCACTTATAGGTCTGCTTGCCCACCTGAATGTCTGCATGGCCAATGCCGTCGATGTAGACGGCGCTGTGCCCCATGAGCCACTTCATTACGCCGAATCCGGCCTGCTTCTCTGTGCGCTCGTCTTCATGGTTGCCCCATGTGCAGAATGCGACTTTCGGCTCTACTTCTTTGAACCAATCCTCAACAAACTGCATCTGCTTCTCGGGGCCGAATACCTGTGCGCAGACTTCCGCAACTGAGCGCAACTTGATGGCAAACTCTGCCAGATCGCCCATAATCGCGATGTACAGGTTAGGCGTCTCCAGAATCTCTTCCGTCATCTTGCGGAATATCTTGTAGTTAGTACCGCGTGAGCCGATGTGTTGATCCGAGAATGGCAGGAGGCATACAGGCTTTTTGCCGTCGCCTAGCTGGATCTTCGCAAACTTCTGCGATACCGAGGCGCGGCGGTGCATGTCCTGAATCCGCTCGGCAAGCTCTCCCCATTCGCGCCACTTGAAATCGGCTTTCTTTTTGTCGGAAATGACAACCGAGCGTACGGCGTCTTTCACCTTCATGCCGCCACCTGTTTACGCAGCTCTGCAATCGCCTTTGGATTGCCCCAGAGCACGCGGTTAGAAACGCGCTCCCAATATGCGGGTAGTGAGCGCGTAAAGATTTGGGTTTGGTCTTCTACGCGACCAGCGCGGGCCTTTTGAGCAAGTTCCGCCGTCGTGAAAAGCTCGTCTGCGGGGGCCTTGTCTAAGAACGCCTTGACCTTCTGTGCGCTCGGAGTGAGTGGGTTTAGGTCTAGGGGCTTGCCGTTGAGCTTTAGTGCCATTAAGCGCCTCGTCTGAAATAAATTGGTGTTTCAGACAGTAGGCGGAAAGCCGGGAGGCTTCCTCAACAACATGTCTAGCCTAGCACTGTCTGAAATGTGGGAGGGGTTTGCACGGAAAAGATTTACACACGAAAGTAACTAATCGGTTACGCCGTGGTTATGTGGCGCGCATTTAGATGTGTGATAGGATTTGTTTGTGGGATTGGCGGCACGAATGTGTTACGCGGTTCTGCTTAAATAGGTGGGTGGCAATACGCTCGGAATCGCTACCCGCTCAAGACTGGCATCTAGCTGCCAGACCCTATCGAGCGCCTTTTTCTTATGACAAGCAAAGAAATCCAAGCAATATTCCACGCCGATCAGAGCGCAAACGCATGGCTAAAGGAAATCGCCCTGCAACTTGCACTAGCCAACGAAAGACCCGCTTTTACTCCGCCGCCCAGAAAGCATAAATAATGGCCCAGACCGCATTACAACTCATTACCAAGGCGCTCAGACTCATCAACGCCAACGCCGCAGACGAACCACTTGACGTGGGACAGGCGAATGATGCGCTTGACGTGTTCAATGACATGGTGGACGCCTGGAATGCGGATAGGCTTAGCATCTATACGACCAAATCGCAGGATTTTGACCTTGTTTTGGGCAAGCAGGTTTACACGCTCGGCCCCGGTGGAGATTTTGACGCGCCAAGGCCCGCGCAGATCGACGGGATGAGTTCGATTCTGCTCTATAACCCGGAAGTTCCTGTCGAAGTGCCTATTGTCATGGTCACGGTAGATCAGTGGCAGACGCAGTACCCCGTTAAGAACGTCCAGAGCTCGTTTCCTACCGTCTGCTATGACGATGGCAGCTTTCCGCTGCGCTCGCTAAGCATGTGGCCCATTCCAACAGAGCAGCCGGGGAACAGGATCAGGATTTATAGCTGGCAGGCTCTAGATCAGCCCGCAACGCTGCAAACATCCGTCACATTCCCGCCCGCTTATGCTGAGGCGTTTAAATACAACCTTGCCATCAGGCTTGCGCCTGAATACCAGGCACCATTGAGGCCGGAAGTCGCAGCAATCGCCGCTGATTCGCTGGCAAAGCTCAAGACGATGAACGCGCCCGAATTGCTGCTCACGTCTGATCTGTTGCCAGCGCCAGATGGGGCTAATTACCGCGCTTATCTGTTTGGGATTGGATTCTAATGCGCTTTGGATTCGTTGGACCCTCGTATACCGCGCGCTCTACCAACGTAGCGGACGAGGAGTGCATCAATTTCTATCCCGAGACGGTTGAGTCGCAGGGCGCAGTGTCTCCAGCCAAGCCCTACGGCGGTTCAACGGATACCGGCAGGGTCAATTACTTTGGCACGCCCGGAATCAAGACGTTCGTGGACTTTGGCGACGATGCTCCGGTACGCGGGGATTGGACCATCAATGGCCGCTTGTTCGTTGTGGCAGGCCCCACGCTCTACGAAGTGGCAAGCGATGGCACCACCACCAATCGCGGCACCGTAGAGAGCGATAGCAGCGCGGTTTCTATCGCAGCTTCGAGCATTCAACTGCTCATTACCTCGTTCGGCCATGCCTACTGCTACGACCTTGCCACGAATGTTTTGACGGATGTTACAAGCCTGCTAGCTGGAACGCCCGGAAGGGTTTGGTACGGCGACGGGTTCTTTGTTCTGCATTTGCTGGGCACAAGCAAGTTCCAAATCTCGGCACCACTCGACGGCACGGTCTGGCCCGGACTGCAGGTAAACGAAGTCTCTGTATTCCCTGAAAATATCGTCTCCATTGCCATCAATCATCGCGAGCTTTGGGTGTTTGGCGAGAGGCATACGCAGCCCTACCAGAACACCGGATCGGATAATGTTTACGACGTAATCCCCGGCACGCTGATAGAGAAGGGTTGCGCGGCGCTAAATGCTCCCTGCTTGCTTGATAACTCTATTTTCTGGATAGATGAGGATGATAGCGGCGCAAGATCGGCGTGGAGAACGCAGGGCTACAGCCCGCAAAGAATCTCAACCCATGCCGTAGAAACCGACCTCGCGAAGTACGACGACATTTCCGGCCTTGTTTCATATTCAATTCAAATGAATGGGCACATCTGGTGGGTGGTTTACATCCCCGGAGCTCAATGGACTTGGGTTTTTGATGTAGGCGAGGGCATGTGGATCAAGCTAGCTAAGTGGGTAGACCTCACCTATGTAGCGCACTGGGGCTGGAATCACGTTTATGTGTTTGGCAAGCATCTTATCGGCGATTGGGCATCGGGAAAGCTCTACGATTTCAGCCTGGATTGCCTGGACGATGACGGCACGCTGATTCGCAGGACGCGCAGAGCGCCAACGGTTGAGGATGAGCTAGACCGCGTGTTCCATGCAGAGTTGCGCGTAGACCTCGATACAGGGCAGGGACCGCAGCCGCCATTAGTGGACGGAAACGGCGATCCCCGACAGCCGCAGGCCATGCTCCGCTGGTCGAACAACGGCGGAAAGACTTGGAGTAATGAGCATTGGAGGCCGTGCGGGTTTGCTGGCGAGTACGGAACGTTTGTGCGCTGGCAGCGGCTTGGATATGGCAGGCGCAGGGTG